AGAGATACGAGCCCGGATGCACCGTGCTCGGGTTGGCGTTCGCCGTGTTCTGCGCCCACCGAATACGCAGGTTCCCCGGGGTGCTCCCTACGATGACGTGGCCAAGGAGCATCGTGGACTGCCGCAGTCCGAGGCCCGCTCCGGGCGACACCTGCTCTTGCCCAAGGTCATGGGTGTCCGCGCCCTGAAAGCCGCCCCCGGCCGCCTGCTGCGGAGACATGTGCCAGACCCCCGTGGCCCCGGAAGGGCCCGAGAGTGAGAACTTCACGTCGGGCGTGCCCGCCGCATCGTAGACCAGCATGGACAGGATCACCCACCGGCTGTTCGCGGGCAGCGCCAACACCATCTCAGTGTCGTCCACAAGCACGACTGAGTTGACGACACTCTGAGCAGCCGTCTTGGGCGCGAACAAGCCCACGCCCGGCGCTCCCTGTGGGCCGGTGGGTCCGGGAGGCCCCGGGGGGCCTGCGGGACCAACGAATCCGCTCATAGCTACCAGCCTCGCATCGATGGCTTTCAGTATATCCTCTTCTTCCTGATTATCTGCCTCAGAAAAAAGAGTCGTGATCGTGACCTGCCCTCCGACAGGACCCTGCGTGTATTGCGCTCGAAAGACTCGCGCCCGCGCAGCCAGTGAAAAGGAGTGCTCCTCTCCGACCAGCATGGTGTGACTCTGCGTCAGGTCATCCAGTGGCGGATGCTCTCCGTCATCCGTCCAGATCAGCTTGACTCCGTCTACCGCCGAAGCCTGCTCCGCCCGCATCGTGACCAACACGGATCGGAAGCCATTGATCGTTTCCCACCGGCCATTCCACTGTTCCCCCGGGCCGAGGTATCCGTCGAAAGAGTTATGCTCTCCCATCATGAACCCTCCCTAGCGATGCCCATCGTGCAGCGACACCGGGGGTGGGCGGGCGGAGCATCAATACGCTCTCCATCCACGTTGAAGTCCCCATCGAGATCAGCCGTCTCCCCGTCCATCGGTTCGCAGATCGGGCACAGCCGGTCATCGGGGGTCACAATCCACTCTTTCCTTTCATTGCCGGTCAGAAGCCCGGCCTCAACCGCCTGCTCCCACGCCTCAAGCTGTCCCTGATTGGCCGCACGCATCGTCTCGGTGCGGGCAATCGTCTCTGCCCGCTCCTCATCACCAATCAGGTTCTCGATCTCATCCGCGATGTCCCGGGGGTCGATCTGCTCCGAGAATGACCGCTCGATCAGGTCGTGGATCTTCTTCCGGGTCGTCTTGTTGACCTCATCCACCAACTCCGCCGCGTGCTTCTCGGCCCACTCCTGCGCCCGGGGGTTGGTGACGTCGAACTTCCAACTCCGGATCTCCGGAGCCGCCGCTCGAAGGGCCTCCGCCCGGCGGGCCCGAGGGATCAACCTGCCTGCCCGGGTGCCCGTGCGTTCAACGACCGCCAGCAGCAGCTTCCGCACGGGCTTGGCCCACACGCGGGTGCCAGCCGCCACGGCCCGGTCCACCCGGCGCAGGACGGCCGCCTGATCCCGGTCCTCCAGCGCCTGCGCCAGCGCCCGCCCGCGCACGTCCTCGCGCATGCGCGTGAAGGCCCGCAGGGCCAGCCGCCGAAGCTCCGGCCGGGCCCTGTCCGCCGACCGCAGCACGTGGCTCCAGCGCCGCCGGGGCCGCGCCAACAGGCGGGGGTCCGCCTCGTCAGGCACCAGCAGGGACTCTTCTCGAAGGATCTGCTCCCTCAGCACTAGAGTTCCGTTTCTGTGATCGAGGAGATCAGCCCCCTGCTATCCCGCGTGATGTCCCGGCGCGTCTGGCGCTTCTGCGCGGCCCGCTTTTTGAACGGGAACGGAGGCTTCTTGCCGGGGGGCTTCGGCTTGCCCTCCTCGCCCTCTTCCTTCTCACCGGGCTTCGGCTTGGCCTCCGGATCAGCGTCCGGATCGGCCTCGGGGTCCGCCGCATCCGGGTTCTCCAGCGCGAACGCTTCCTGCTTCTTGGCGTCGATCTCGGCCCGCTGGTCATCGGTGAAGGGCTCCATGTCGAGCGCCCGCTCCCGGATCTCATCGGTCGTGACGACCGTGTCCCCCTGCGTCTGGTTGATCGCAGCGTAAGCCTTCGCCAGATCCGCCTTCTCCGCGTCCGACTTGGTGCGGATCTGCGACCATCGCACCTCGTAGTCCGGGGCCTCTGGCAGCACGCCGAGTTCGATCAGCCGGTCCACGAATGGCCGGATGATCATCGGCTCCGCATACTCCCCGCGCCGCGACTCGATGTCACGGTCGTAGCTGACGCGGTCCTGCTCGGCCGCCAGCTTGGCCTGCTCCGACCCCATGAGGATTCGCTGCGGGATGCCAACCGAAGCCGAGATCTGCTCGATGACGGCGCGGGCCGGGCTGTCGAAGTTGGCAACGTCGGAGCCGAGAGACTTGATCTCGACGCCTCGCGTCAGCAGGGTGCGCTCCATCTTGTGGATGTAGTTCTCGACCTCCTGCTCAAGCTCCTGCTCCTCCGACTCCTCCAACTCCATCGTCGGGTCGAGGTTGAACTGCATGCCCTGATCGGCACGCTTCCAGAAGGCCTCGGCTCCGCCGCCGGTGACCTTCTCCAGATCGTCAAACAGGTTCCACACGCGCAGCAGGCGCGGGGCCCCAAACAACGGGTCCTCCAGCGTGTTGTCCGCGACGTGAATGACCCGGGTGTAATGCACCCGCATGTTGATCGGGGCCACACCGGACGGGGTCTGCCGGGTGATGGTGTAGAAGATCGGCTTGCCGAACCGGGGGTCCTCGACGTCCGTCACGTAGGATTCGATCTTGGCCTCGTCCTCACCGAAGCAGGAGAGGTAGACCAACTGATCCGCCGTGCAAGACTTGAGTTCCTCCTCGGGCTTGCCCGGGGCTCCGAGGAAGATGACTCCATAGCGGCCGATGCCGGACAGGACGTCGATCTTCTTCAGCGTGGTCCAAATCTTGAGGCGCTTGTTCAGGTCCTCGAACGACTTCTCGAACTCCGTTTCCTTGTTGGGGTCCTCGTCCTCGATCAGTTCCGCGCCGCCACGCCACGTATCGCCGGGCTTGGACTCCACGACGCGGGCCGCCACGCCGTTCCGGTCGTAGCGTCCCCTGAAGTCCTTGACGTCGAGGATGCGCTTGTAGCCAAGCACCTCGTAGAGGTTGCGCTTGCCCTCGTAGGTGATCCCGGCCTTGGTGGACCACAGGCTTCGCCCGGCCAACGCCGAGGCGGCCTGCACCAGCGCCCTCAGCCGACCCCCCATCGGTTTCTTTCCTGCCATGATCCCTCTCAGTTGGTTTTCTGTGGCGGAAGCCGCGAGTATAGCTCTTCGAGGCCGGGCCGCCAGACTTCTATAGGATACCCCATTCTTTCGCAGGCTTGCATCGCCCTTAACGCGAGGGTCAAGGTAGCGGAGAACACCTCCCCGGCGGTCACCCCGCCCGCCACGGTCTTCATCCCGTCGAGGGCCGCATCGGTCAACATGCGGACGACCTCGGGGTCCGGAGGTCGAGGGTTCACGCCGCTCGGGCGACCCGCTGCTTCTTTTTCGCGCTCCGCCATACACCCCTCACCCTCTGCGCCGTCCCGGCGCTCACCATGACCCCGGCCACCGCGTTGGCGATATCGTCGTGCTCCCCCTGCCGGTGATCCACAGAGTCCCGGCCGGTGCGCCCGACCCGGCGTTCGAGGTTCACGAATTGATTGACGACCCGCCGGTGGTGTTCGGCGTCCAGCAGTTCACAGAGCTTGGCGTTCACCATCGGCACGAACTCCAGATACAGTTCGCTGCGGGTTTTCTCGGACAGTTCGTAGTTCACGCCGTGCTTGCGGAGGGCCTTGCGGGGCCACTCCCCGCCGTAGGCGTCCCCCACGACTTTGAACACCCGATAGTCCTGACAGATCTGCGCGACCTCACGACTGACGTCGTCGGGGTCGAACTTCGCCTTCCACTCGACCACCTTATCGAGCACCGGCAGCTTGATCTTGACCCCGGCCACGGTCCGCTCCTCGTCGTGCGCGATGGCCAGCACGTAGGAGTCCGAGGAGCCACCGGAGGGGTCCACGAAGGCCCGATACCGCTTGTTCCGGTCGTAGCCCATCTCGTAGCGCCCGGGAATGCTGACCGCCTCCAGCGCGTCCCGAGAGAAGATGGCCTCCAGATCGCTCCGGAACTCCCCGCCATATTCGGCCTTGGCGCTCTCAGGGTCTTCCTCGTAGAAGTCGCGGATCTCGTCCACCAACTCCTCGGAGCCGTCCGGGCGCATGCTCAGGGTGTCGGCCTGCCACGAGAGATGCTTGGCTTCCTCCCGGCCGTAGTTCTTCCGCCAGTGGTCATACAGTTCCCCGCGCTTCGCGTAGGGAGAGGACAGCATGATCAGCATCGAGCCGGGCACGCCGAGGGTGGCCGGGCGCATCGCACGCATGACCTTCTTGTCCTGCTTGGCGCTCTCCGGGTCGGTCGGCCAGAACGCGATCTCGTCCATCAGCGCCGCGACCACGGTATATCCACGGGTTCCGGCCTCGCCCACGGCGCGGATCTCGATGGTGATGCCGTTCTTCAACTCGATGATGTTCTTGGTCGGCTCGTCCTCCATCGTCTCACGGAGGAAGTCCACGGTCTTGACCATCGCCCGCACGTATTCGCGGATGACGCCCGCCTGCGCCTTGTCGCGGGCAAGGATCATGACCATGCCCTTGGTGCCAAGCTTGAGCTTGTAGGTGCGGCAGCAGGCGAGATACACGCCGATAAGCGCCGTGATGTAAGACTTGCCGCCGCGCCGTCCGACGATCAGGGAGATGACCTTCGACGCCCACGTCGGCCACTTCTTCCTGCCGGTGCAACGGGTGAAGATCTCCTCCGGGGTCGCGCCCGTGGGGATCTTGGCCGCTCCACGTGGCACGTCCTCCGGAGCCGCGTTCACGTAGCCCGGCATGGCCTCGCCGTTCGCGTGGTTCCTCAGCAAGTCCTCCGGCGGGAGCCCGAAGGCCGCAGCGAGGAACACGCGCCATGCCAGCCACGTCTGCGCCGGATGCACCTTGGACTCCTCGGTTGCCGGGGGAGGTGCCGAGGGGTCTTCGTCCTCGTCCCGCTCAGGTGGGTCAAAGTGCTGCAGCATCTCGTCGAACAGCCGCAGGATCGTCCAGCCCCGCTTGTAGAGGGGCTTCTCCGGCTTCGGGGGCGCAGGCTTGGTCGGCTCGGGACCGGCGGGAGGCAGCGTGGGGAGCGTGAACCCCGCCTCGATGATCAGGGACTTGACGTCCCGAGGCTCCCGCATATTGAGTTCGTTCGCCATGAGCCGCACCGCATTGTGCAGGTGCTGCACAGTCGGCCAGAACTCACGGACCTTCTCGACGCGGGCCTGCCGTTGGGCAAGCTGCTGTTGCCGCCGCTTCTCTCGCCCCTTACGGGCGAACTCCGTCATGTCCCGTTGGTTCCGGGCGACAAGTTCAGGATCGACTGGCTGTTGATCGTCGGACATTCGTAGGGAGATCTTACCTCGAACGGAGGCCCGGGAGGCCCACCTTTCGGCCTCCCGGGTCGATCACCGTTCTGTCGCTTAGAAGGTCGGGTCCGTCT